GAACACCACCAGTGGTTACTATACCAGCAGACGCAAGTGCAGTGGTTCCAGCAGCCACCACTGTAAGAGTTCTAAGGTTAAAGTCAGTATCAAATGTATCATCAATCTCTTCAATACCAGTATCCAATACTTCGTCTTCTGGTCTGAATAATTGACAGGTTAATGTATAAACGTAATTTTTCTTTAACTGATAAAATGGTTTTTCGTGCTCTACAAACTTAATCTCAAATAACCTATCACCTAAGGGAAAATAGATTAGATCCCCTTCCTTAGGTCTTGTTGATAACTCAACGTTTGGTAAATTTTTAATTAGAGGACTAATATAATTTTCAAATCTTTCTTTTGATATAGTTACAGTGAGTTCATTTTCTGCTTGGATTCCAAACTTAGAAAGCATCACAACATTATCCCCATATCCATCAAAATTTTCTACATAAGCTTCAATAGGATATGAATAATTAAAATCGGATGATATTACTTCTTTTATAACATTGTCAGTTGTTGCATATTGACGAGGAAGATAATAACACTCGACACCATACATTTTCAACTGTTCGTTGATGAGATCCTGAACTAGACTCTGTTCACCAGAAGTTCCTTGGATAAAATAGGGATTTAATGCCATTAGCCTATCATATCAAGAGGTGGAAGTTCATAAGTATTGGACATCATCTCTCTAATAATTGCTAAATCTTTTTCTGCGTCTTCATAAATTGCTCTACCATCAAGTTCAACTCCACCAGGAAGTTTTACTCCTTGGAATTTAATTAGATTTTGACCCCATTGTTTCTTTAATAAAGCAGTAAAATATTTTTTAAGAAAGGAATCATTATATACTCTTGAATAATCATTAGGATCAAGAGTTCTATAACAATCTAAAATTATCCAATCTCCTGATGTAAGACTTGACCAATCAATATCCATATACAACCTATCCATTCTCTGATTAAATCTTATTTGTTTTTGTGTTGTTAATAAGAAATTAATATCCTCTAAGTAAGTCCTAGTCATGGCATAACTTAAAAGACCATTATATCCAAGATTAAATGCAACATCATTTAAAAATAATTGATACTTAACACTGAACATATTATTAGTAACAGTGTTACTTCCATCAAAATGAAATATCTTATCAACTCCAATAACTGCAGGTGGGACTTGTAAATAATTACTATTCTCTTCCCAATCAAAATTCATTGATGCTCCATCAATGGTAGCAGTCGCAGTTGTTGTTACTATTCCTGTTACTCCATCTGCCCCAGGCCCCTTTCCTCTCTCAATATCATCCTGTGTTATTTGATACTTTAAGTAGGTTCTTAAAACTCCATCAAAATGTCTTTCATGAAAATATTGAATAGCATCATCTAATACATCTTCTACTTGCTCATCAGCAACATTTATTTCCAAGACAGGAGCTCCCAACTGCCTTTTGGCATAATTAATTAATTCTGACCTACTATTTGGTTGAGCCATTTATTTACTATTCCTGTGGAATTATTTAGGAAGGTGCGGAAGAGATACCTGCCTTTACTATTATAGAACCCGAAACAATTCTATAAATGGTAGATGCGGTAGACACTCTACTAAAGGTCACAGCAGTACCTGGAAGGATCTGTGAGGACGATGTAAACGCAGTTCCGACCTCAACAGTGTTACCAGTAGAAACTGTAACAACGGGAACATCTGTAAGTTTATCTCCTATTGAGATTGAATCACCTACAGCCACATTAGTAACCTTATTTAAGGTAAATGTGGTAGTACCAATACCTGCAGTGCTTCCTACTGATATTGCAGTTTCTAAAACATTAGTGGTGTTACTGGAAGATGCAGAATTCACCAAAATATCATAAACATATCTTCCTGCTGCTAAACTTCTAGTAGCAGTAGATCCTAATGAAATTTCAAGTTTTCCTTCAACAGCACTGGTAAATCCAACAGTAAATGTTGCATCAGGAAATCCTGTAGAACCCACTGCAACACTCTTCGTCATTTGAGAAGAACCACTATAATCAGTAAGATCAAACGCTGTTGAATCTGGATTCTTTACGGTAAAAATATTACTAAAATTTGCACCACCATTAATGGTTAAATTAGCCTCATAAGGAGTTCCTGATGCAACATCAAATGTTATATTTTGATTAGCCATTTACTAACTCCCTAAGTAAAGATTTGATTTCATTAATTTCACTTTTTAAATTATCAAGATCTTCTTTCATAGTATCTACTTTTTCCATTTCGTTATCTTTAATTTTTTTACGAGACATATACTCATTATATTCAGAGTTATTTCGATTCACAATGGAATTTGTTTTAGAATCCCTATACAAACCACTATGCCCATCTACTTTCAAATAAGTCATATTAAGCGAGTGCAAGGACTCGGAGATCCTTCATACGAGGTACATAAACTTGATTAGTAGAAGTCATCAATATTTTCACTCTATAGAACTTGAATGAAGGAAGATCATTCATTGTAAATGAACGTTCTTTAAATTCAAGATCTACATTCAAGGTTTCTTCATTGGCAGTAGGAGCTACATAAGTATCTGATCTTCCATCATTGTCAGCTTGATTGATAATCTCTCCTCTGTCATTTAAATTATTAAATCCTGGGAAAGGTAAATAAATTGGAGTGAAGTTTTCAGAATTACTGATAGCATAGAATGCTCTAATATCGCAATCCGTATTTAAATAAGCATTTACAAATATTTTAATAGAGGTTCCTGGATTCTCTAATTGTACTTCCTTAGATAAGTATTGGAAAGCAGTTGGATCATCATCAATAGTATTAACTCTATTATCAGTTACATAATTTGAAATAGCATTATTAACTCTATTAGAGGTAAAGAATGCACTCATCCTTTGACTATCAATTACAGGAGATAACTTAGAACTCGCAGTAGTTAAATTAAGTCTCATATTAAATGATTTGTTACCAGGTAATGTGCTTAAGTTGTTAGTTTCATTAATCCTAGAAGCAATAATTCTAGGAGTGGAAACTACATTATTTTCACCTAGTGTAATATCTTCAAAACCCTGATCCACAAAAGGAGTTTCAGTTCCATCTAAACTAGCTCCACTGATTGTCCTCATTTGAGCACTAATATGAGTTCCAGGAACTGTCATATTTTGAATTGCTGGACGTATTAACTCGAAAGGAATGTTCTGAGTAGCAGTTACTTCACTTCCACCAGATGTTTTTGTTTTAGATGTATAAAGAATTGGGAAACTCTCTCCAGTAGATCTTCCTAGTCCACTTGAACCCATATCCAATTTAATATTATAAGAATCAAAAGTTATTGGGTCTGCAATAGTAACATCATCTAAATTATGAGTTTTATTAATTCTTCGGAGAGATACTCCATCTAGTTCATACTTATAAACTAGAGTTCCTGCTAGGTAGTTCTTACTGGTCGTAGAATCAATAGATCTAGATGTTATTCCAATAACAGATCCTGAAGCTGACTCATAAGAAAGAATTTCTTCACCAATCTTCAAATATCCATAATTAGTAGTTCCGACCCCTACATTTTCAAAGGTATCTAAATTAGCCACATCTTCCACTGAAATTTCACCAGTGGTAGTTGTATCTAAATCAGTAGCAAGTTTTGTAGGAATAATATCACTTTCTACATCAGAAAGAGTTGCATAGTTTTCATCAAAATACATTCCATGATTCTTATGATTAACAAGAATATTAAGACCACTATTTACAACAGTGGTATCAGAAATTGTAACATTTCCTCCTACATTGTTTGCACCATTTAAATCTGTTGTAATTCCTGTGCTTCCATCCAATCTAATATATTGAACAGTCTTACCAACTCCAGTAGCAAAATCACCTTGAACATTATCAAGAATTAATTGAGTTGTATGAGCAATAGAAACAACTGATAATCTTACATTAGATCCTAATGAATTATTACCAATAGTAGCAATTCCTAATACATCACCTCCTACATATCCATCACCACCAGTTGCAATCGTAGCAGCTACTGCCACACCATTCTGCACTGTAATGTCTGCTGTTGCATTACCTCCACTAGAAGTAACATTCGTTAATGGAACACCCGTAAATACATATCCAGCAGCTAGAGGAGTAAGTCCAATACCAGCATTGATGATGTTAAGAGTTCCTGTAGCAATTCCCGCATTGTTTACATAAGTACCAGTTGCATTACTACCACGTTGTTTGATAGTATATCCAAATTTAAGATCACTATCATTCAATGTAGAACCAATACCAACTCTTAATTGTCTAGAACTAAGGTTAAGTGGATTAGGAAGTAATGTAGCAATTTGCTTATTACCCTTAGTAAGTTCAGGACTATAAAGTTCTAAAGAACCCGTACTTGCAAAATCTGCTCTATAAAGAGTGAATTTCAAATCTTCCCATTGACTGGGTTCCCATGTAGAAGCATTTTGTGATTTAAATAGAGATCCAAGATAAGGTTGAGTAGAAATAAATGTTTCAGTGATTAAATCAGTCTCTCCTACTCTAGATATAAAGACACTATATTTTGCAGAGTTAGAAAGAAGAACAATAGCATAGTCCATTTCACCTTCTAGATAAATTGGTGCTTTAAATTTAAATGTTGTGGCTAAAGTTCCATTGGATGAAACAGTAACTTGATTAGGATCTAAACTCACTTCTGAGAATGGAATAATCTTAGTAGTAGGGACACCACCCTCCATTGTTCTCAACTGTATGGTTACAGGAGTTTCTGTATCATCTTTAGTTGCAAAAAATACATCACAACTAGTTAAGAAAATTCCTTCAGGATCTTCCACCTGAAAAGATTGAGCTAAAGGATCCCCCCATTGTCGAAACTCCTCCCATGTACGTGTTATATTAAATCCTGTATCAAAGGTCTCACTTATTACTCTATCTTCTTGTACTGCCTCTTGAACACGAAGAGCATTTCTGACAGATATAATATCTTCTTGAACCGTTTCTAAAATTCCCGTAGAACTAAATCCTTGTTCTGCGAGTGTTGTAGAATTATCTTTATCATTTGTTTCATTGTTGATAAATCTCAGAGTTTTATCTCCAGTTTCAAATCGAGGAGAAGATGTCATGTTTGGATCGGGAATCCAAAAACTTCCTAATAAATTAGAAGCAATATCAGATACTAATCTAACATTAGAAATAGTTGCCATTGCTCCACTGGTTTCTCCTACCAAAATCATGTCTTCCTCAACCCATCCAAAATAGGATCCTTGAGGTTGATTTGCTAGTGAAAAAGTATCAACATTTAATGTTGTAGAAGTAGAAGAATATGATGCAGGAACGGGTGTAGTAGAATATGGACTAGCTCCATATCTCTTTGTTGGTGCATTATATGGGCCTTCTAAATGATTAGAAACAGCAACCCTAAATGTAATTTCAGGAGAGTTGGAATTTTGAATCGGTGCAGAACCAATAGGTCTCGTAGTGCCTGTTACAGTTTCACCTACTTGGAAAGTTCCTGAAATCATTGCAATTTCCAAAAGTTTTGGAGTGCAATATTTGGTTACATCAACACCATCAAAGAAACCATACAACTGAGTATTTGGTTTGACTCTTTTTGCAACGAATTGAACATTTCGAGATCTCATAAAGGTAATTAGATCTCTACTTATCAATCTATCTCCCTGAGAAGTTCTATCGAGTTGTTCAGTTACACGAACTCTTGTTCCTGTTCTAAGTTGGCCTTCGTCTCTTCTAAAAGTATCAATACTACCCTGATCCCGTCTTAGAATTCTGAAACCTGCACCAGCACTAATTATAGTGTCTCGAACCTGAGTGTTTGAGGAAATTAATTCAGTGCCTCCCCATACTGTTTCCCAAGAGTTCCATACAGTAGCAGCAAATCCTGATTGAAGATCTACACCAAATTCTCTATTAGCACTTGCCAGTTCTGCAGCAAAATTTCCTTCAACGTTTATTACGTTTGCTTCTAATCTTTGAGTATCAAGCCAATTATCTGAAGCAGGAGTAAGTTCTACTGATCCAAACCAGTAACTTAGAATAAATGGAGTTACACTTTCACTTCTAGTAGCAGCAGTTTGTTTAAACCATTCAACTTCATTATAATTTAAAGTAATTATATCTCCTGTCCTTTTAATATTATTCCCTTGAGGATTAACAAATGCTTTATCAGAAGCAGGATTTACTCCTTCTACAGGGCCTAATTCTAAATCAACTCCTGTTGTATAGTGCTTTGGTCTTAATTCATTGTTACTTATATCAATACTATTTTTATAATCTACAAGTTGAGACTGTGCGAGGAAAGATGTAAAATTATCTACAAAGAATCCAGCTTTAAATCTATTCAATCCTGCAGAATCGGGAAGAAATAGACTTGCTGTATTAGTTTCCAGTAATGAAAGAGAAGTGTAATATTCAAGAGACTTGATTCTCTTCTCAAGTCTATTAATATCAGACATTTTATATCTCTTATAGTCAAAGAAGTTTATAGAAACATCTTCAACATTAAAAAGATATGGGGGCAGATAAGCAGTGGCTATCTGTAATGCATCATCGACACCACTAGGTATTTGAGGATTTTCTGAAGGAGTTCCATAATTAACTTGGAAAGTTCCATCTTTAGTTACATATATGCAATCAATCCTTCCTAGATACCAAGAGAAATCCATTACAATAGTTTCATCAGAAGCTAAAATATTTGCTGCTGAATTTCCAGAGGCATTAAACTCTCTTCCAAAAAATTCAAGAGGAGATCTGGTATCAACTGCTACAGTATAATCAGAAACTCTAGGTC